GCCGGCGGACGCGCCGCCCTGGCTGGGACCGTTCCTCGACGAGGTCACGAAGTTCACGGGCGTGAATGACAAGAACGACGACCAGGTCGACTGGCTGGCGCACGCCTGGAACACCGAGACGTCGATGTCGATGCTCGACGTGCTTTAGGCCGCGTCGCGTTCGGGGTCGGCGTTCGGATCTGGCACGGGCTCAATCTCGGCCGGGTCAGGGATCTCGTCGTTCGTCATCTCGACGTCGGCTTCCGTCATCGTGCGGTAGGTGCCACGAGCCTTGGCCTCGCGCGCGGCCAGGTTCTCGGTGATGACGCCGTCATCGATCAAGATGTGGTCGGCCTCGGCGTTCAGCTTCCGGATCTCGGCCTCGTCCTTTGGGTCGGACTTGGTCAGCGGATTGAACGTGATCTCGTACTCCTTCGGCATCGTGCCGAGCGTGGAGCGGATCAGGATCTGGTCGATGCGCTTCAAGATTGGCTTCAGCACCGTGCGCTGCAAAGCCTCGATGTGGTCGTCGTAGTTGTCGTTGTCGCTTTCGCCTGTGGCGTTCTGGCCGCCGGGCGACATGGCGAACAGGCGGGTCATCGGGATGTCGGCGGCGCCCGCGACGCTCTGCCCGAGCCGGTCCAGGATCTTGTCGAGGTTCGCGAAGGATACCTGCTTGTGGTCGAACTTGTCGCCGCTGTCCGCGACGCCCGTGCCGGCGTCAATTACGAGCGCGTTCCAGATCGACTTCATCATCAGGGCGAGTTGCACCGCTTGCTGCACCTTGGCCTCGCCGCCGGTCTCCGACAGATGCTTGGCCAGGTTCTTCATCGCCAAGACGTCGACCTTGGCCTCGAGGATGAGCGACGCGACGCCGTTCTCGGACTGATCGTAGTTGCTGACCACCTCGGTGATCCGGCGCAGGATGCTGTCGTCCCAGTACTGCTGCTGCCGACGAACGCGCGGCGACACGGCGCGACCCGGGAACCGGATGGCCCGCGACCAATGGATGTCGAGGCCCTTGTAGCGCTCGCGGTACGAGACCGGCAGGCCAGCGTTCGGGCTTTCGGGGTCGTCGTCGATCGTGGTACTGGGCGTGACCTCGAAGCGATCGTATTCGAGGAAGTTCACCAGCATCCCGGGCTTGATCGAGTCGAGCAGCAGAGGCTGGTCGAGGCGCTGCCCGCGGATGACCGGCACCAAGATCAGCCCGCCGTAAAGGCGTCCCCACTTCGCGCAGCGGGTGACGCGCGCGGGGATGCCGAGAGCCTCTTCTGCGTCGGCGACCTTCTTGGCGTCGCCCTGGTCCTCGCTGTCTCCGAGCTGCCGTGTCCAGCCCGTACGGGTCATGTCGTCAACGGGGACGTCGATGATCTTCCCGGCCAGCCACGACCCGCCGTACATGTTGTCCAACTGCGTCTCGTTGAAGACGGGCGGCGTGCCGTAGACGCCGGCGGTGCGCTTGTCGCGCGGCAGCCCCATCGACGTGACGACGTTCTGCATGCCGTCGGACGCCCTCAACTCGGTGGCCGTCGCAACGATGGCTGCCGCTGTGTCGGACGCCGACAACTGCGGTTTGCCGAAAAGCCTCGTCCAGATCGACATTAGGGATCCCTTTCAGCGCCAGCCGCGCCGCTTGAACTCTTCGTCAATCTCGATGCCGACGAGGCCGCGCACATGCTTGCCCTCGGCGACCTTCCTGACCGTTCGCGGGTCTGCCCGGACGGTGCGCGCGACCGCGATGATCTTCGAGTGCGCCATCTTCTGTTTGTCCGCCATCTTGAGGGCCAATGATCCGCCGCCCGCGCCTCTCTCCCAAGAAAGGCAGCACCGTGTAGTACATGGTGCCGTAAACCGTCAGGCGGCAGCGTTGGCACGGCACACGGTCGTGTCACCGTGGGCGCATGGGTCTGCTGCACCTCTCGCGTTACGTCGCCGACCGCAAGCGCGGGGCGGTTGTTGGCGCAGCCGTGCGGCCGTCGAAGCGCGCCGAGTTGCGATACCGGGCGCTGTTGTTCCGGATCGTGGGCTGGTGTGAGGGCGTCGGGCGTCAGATCGTTGCCGAGTTCAAGCCGTTCTGGCCGGCGGCGGACGGGCTCGCCCGTGACGCCAAGAAGCCACGCCACCCGCGCGAGTTGATCGAGACCACGCGGATCGTCGCCCGCAAGGCCACCGAGGTCGGCAACAAGCGCGGGGTGGTGCGGGCGGTCAAGCGCGACGTCGACAAGCGGCTGGCGAAGTCGGTGCAGGCGGCCATCGGAGTGGATATCACCGGGCTGCTCGAGCTGCAGAGCGGCGGGCAGATCGCCGTGGCGATGGAGATCGCGGCGGCGCAGAACGCCGCGCTCATCGAGAGCATCCCCGTGCAGTACCTCGACCGCGTGCAACGCGCGATCAGCAAGGGGTTCGCCGAGGGGCAGCGCCACGAGGAGCTGGCCAAGGAGGTCGAGCGCATCGGCGGCATCACGGCTCGGCGGGCGAAGTTCATCGCGCAGGACCAGGTCGCCAAGATGGCGTCGTCGTTCAATCAGATCCGCCAGGTCGGCGCGGGCATCAAGTCGTACGTCTGGAGCACCTCGCACGACGAGCGCGTGCGGGTTTCGCATCAGCGCATGAACGGCGAGGTCGTGCCGTGGAACGATCCGCGCGAGGTCGACGGCGAGAAGGCGCACCCGGGCCAGCCGCCGCGCTGCCGGTGTGCCGCGCTGCCGGTCATCGAGCCCGCCGAGTTGGGCGCCGAGCAGGAACCGGAAAGGGCGGCGGCCTGATGGCGGCACGCGTGCGCGTGAAGGCGATCGACTTCAAGGCCGGCAAGCCGACCCGCTGGCAAGCGTACGACGTGATCGGGTTCGAGGTTGCCGACGCCTCGAAGCGCAAGATGACCCGCGAGGGGTTCCTGGTCGTGCCCGCGTTCATCTCGCGCGCCGGCAACGTCCAGGACTACACCGCGCGCGAGCTCGGGATCGAAGGCACCAACCGGGCCATTCGCCTCTATCGCCCGCCGGAGGAGGTATTTAAGCCGGAGTCCGTCGCGACATTCGAGCGCCAGGTGTTGACCAACAGCCACCCCGACGGCGACGTGTCGGCGGCGAACTACCGCCAGGTGACGAGCGGTGACGTGCACGACGTCGCTCCGGCAGAGGACGGCATCAACCTCGGCGCGAACCTGTATGTCAAGGACGCCAGCACGATCGAGATGGTCGTCACCTACGACAAGAACCAGTTGTCGTGCGGCTACAGCTTCGTCCTCGACATGACGGAGGGCACGACGCCCGAGGGCGAGAAGTTCGACGGCGTCATGCGCGACATCATCGGAAATCACGTTGCCATCGTCTGGCAAGCACGCGGTGGGCCCGGCCTTCGGGTTGCCGACAAGAAACCCAACCAGGAGAAACGAATCATGCGAACGGTCACCATCGACGGCACCAACGTCAACTTCGAAGACGACAACCAAGGCGCCATGGTCGAGGTCGCGCTCAAGCGCGCCGCCGACGCCGTGAAGACGGCCACCGACGCCACGACCGCAGCGACGGCTCAGATGACGGCATCAGCCGCCGCGCTCAAGGCCGCGACCGACGCTTCGGCGAAGGCGACGGCGGACCACGCGGTCGAGATCGCGAAGCTGCAGGCCCAGGTCGTCACCGACGAGCAGAAGGCGGCCATGGTCGCCGAACTGGTCAAGACGATCGCAGACGCGAAGACGATCCTCGGCGACAAGTACGACGCCGGCACCAAGGGCGCCGTGGCCATCCGCCTCGACGCGCTCGAGGCCGTTGTCAAGGACGCGGCCGCCTATCCGGGAGTCGTCGCGGTCTTCGGCGGCAAGAAGCCGGCCGAGCTCACCGAGCAGATCGCGGCGATCGCATTCGACGCGGCGGTCGCGGTGCGCGCGGCGGGCGGGGCGACGGTGTCGCCGGGGACGCGCACGGCCGATGGCGACTACGAGCGCCAGCTGCGCGACGCCATCGCCGGCAAGGGCAACGGCGGCGCGAAGGGCACGCCGCGGGTCATCGACTACAACGCGCGCAACGCGCCCAAGAGCGGACAGGCCTCGGCCTAGTTCGGTCCGACCAACCAAGGAACAGGAGAACAAGTCATGCCGAATCCATCCAACGCAACGGTCGGAACGATCCCGGCCAAGGCCTACGCGGGCCAGGACCAGAGCCCCCTGCAGCCGACCGACTCGTACATCAACGAATCGGCGACGGCGATAGATGCCGGCGTCCCCGTGGCGCGCGGTACCACGGCGACCACCGCCGGCCGCGCCGAGAACTGCAAGCCCGTCGCGGCGGATGCCGACGAAATCCTCGGGCCCTCGCTGCGGTGGGTGTCCAAGGATGCCGACAGCACGCAGGATCCGCAGTACGCGCGCTACGAAGACGTGCCGGTCAAGAAGGAGGGGCGCGTGTCGGTCATCGCTGGCGAGACGGTCGGCGGCGGCGACGAGGTCCTGATCGTCGTGGCGTCTGCCACCGACCCGACGCTCTGCTGGGGCAGTTCCCGCGGCGGCGTGATCGGATCCGGTCGCATCGCGATGACCGGCTGGAAGTACTGCGGCAACGGCACGTATGCCGCGGGCACGGTGGTCGACATCGAAGGTCGCAGCGCGAGCCGCGGCAAGATCACCACGTAACCACCGGCACCTCAAACCTCGAAACAAGGACAGAACGACCATGAGAATCCAGACCATCGACGGAGAGCGGCAGCCGGTTGTGATCGAGAACTTCCCCGACGATCGCGGCGAAGAACTGACGCAGTTCGTGCAGGACAACCGCACCCGGTTCGGCATCGGGCGCGACATGGAGCCAATGACCCATCTCGTGGGTCAGCTCGCGTTCCTCGAGACCGAGGCGCGGCCGCAGGAGTACGAGGAGCGGTTCTACCGCCGCCTCTTGCCCGGCGGGTGCGTCACGTCGGGAGTGGGCGAGTGGGCCGAGACCGTCATCCACCGGAAGACGGATCGCACCGGAGAGGGGCGGTTCATCCATCCCTCGGCGTCGAACGTCCCGATGGCGAACGTCGCGACCTCGCAGGCAGGCGTGTCGATCGCTCACGCGGCGATCGGCTACTCCTACACGCAACAGGAGTTGCGCACGTCGGCCAGATACCTGACGCCACTGCCGGCCGATCGCCAGCAGGCGGCCGTCGAAGGCGCCGAGGACCACATCAACCGCGTGTTCTTGCAGGGTGACACCTCCAAGAACTTCTCGGGGTTGCTGAACCACGCCAGCGTCGATGCCAACACGCGCGCCAGCGGCGCGGATTGGTCGGCTGCCACGCCGGACGTCATCGCGTCGGACATCAACAAGGTGATCGAGAACGTGTTCGTGAAGTCCAAGTCGCTCTACCCGCCGTCGCACTTCATCGTTCCGCCAGGTCGTTCCGGCAGGCTGCAGCAGCGTCTCGCCGGCGACGGCAAGACGGTTTCGCAGTGGATCCGGGAGAACAACTTCTACACGGAGCAGACCGGGAAGCCGCTCACCCTCGTGTATGGTCCGGCGTTCCTCGAGACGGCGGGCGGGTCGTCCACGAAGCGCGGCATGGCCTACACGCCGGTGCCGCTGAACGTGAAGGCCCATCTTCCCCTGTCGCAGCGATTCCTGCCGCCGCAGATGGAGGGCCTGTCGGTGGTGGTCTACAGCGAGTACCGCATCGGCGGTGTCGACTACGCCAAGGTCTACACGGCCGAATACGTCGACGGTCTGTAGGTCGGTGGCGCGCGGCGACGCCTGATTCTTGGGGCGCGCCGCGCATCGACGCATCGTCATTGCAACGGAGGGATTCCCATGAAGCGACTGATCAAGAACACGCAGGAGGGCGGACTCGGGACGTACGTCGGGCCCACCGGCGGCGAGCGCGAGCACATTCTGTTCACGGGCAGCCTCGTCACCGAGATCGAGGACGCCAAGCTGAAAGAGGCGCTGTCCGATCCGGTCGTGGCGAGCTGGTTCAAGGACGGCTTGCTCGTCGAGCAGACGCCCCAGGTGGCCGCAAAGGCCCCCGAGCCGGCGAAGCCCGAGGCGAAGAAGGACGACGGCAAGAAGTAGGGACCGTGACGAGAGCCGCGTATCAGGCGCTATTCCCGGAGTTCGGTGCGAGCACGTACAACGCGCGCATCGACGCTCTGCTGCCCGTCGTGCCGGACATCGACGCGACGAAAGCGGGCGTGCGCCTGAACTTCATCCTCGGGCTTTGGATGTCGGACCAGCTCGCGATCCAGGACATCACCATCCTGTACGGCTCGGCATCGACGATGTCGTCGAGCTCCACGTCGACCGAGAAGAAGGTCGGCGACGTGTCCATCAAGCGGGCCATTGCGCAGGCGGCGGGGTCGTCGAGTGGGTCGACATCCAAGCCCGGTCAGACCACCTACGGTGCGCGCTACGAGGACGAGGTCAGGCACCTCGGCCTGGGAGCGCTGGCGTCCTGATGCCCACCTCCGGCACCGTCCGCGTCATCAAGGACACCCACGGCGCCGGGCTGGCAGCGCTGGCGAAGCGTCTGCGTGCCGGCGAGCATCGGGTGCTGGTGGGCGTGCCGCGGGGGGCGGGGGTCGAAGAGAACGGCGCGAGCTTGGCGCTGGTCGCGGCGACCGTGGAATTCGGCAAGGAGAACCAGCCCGAGCGGCCGTTCCTGCGCGGCGGCGTGCGCGAGTCCCTGCCGACGGTGCGGCGGGCGGCGGCGCGCGACCTGTCCAGCGTGGCCAAGGGGACGAAGACGCTGGACGCCGCGCTCGAGATGTCGGGCGTCATCGCCACCGGCGCGGTCAAGCGGTACATGGCGGGCCCGAACTTCGCGCCCAACGCGCCGAGCACCATCGCCAAGAAGGGATCGAGCCAGCCGACCATCGATTCGGCGCAGCTGAGAAGCGCCGTTACCAGCGTGCTGGAGAAAAACGCGTGAGCCTCGTCGACGTCAGCGAGCTGTTCACCGGCCCGGACGCCGCCGACTTCATGGAGTCGGTCACGCTGCGCCGGCCCAGCGTCCACATGGCCAACGAGGGGGAGGCCATCGCCTCCTACGATCCCGATGTCGCTTTCGACGCCAGCGTCCAGCCGATGAAGGCCGAGAAGGTCGCCGAGTTGCCCGAGGGGCAGCGGGGGAGCGGCAAGGTCTACGTGATCTACACGGCCACCGAGCTGCGGTTCTCGCCCGGCAAGACGGACATCTCGGACGTGCTCTCGTCCAGCAAGGGGACGCTTGTCGTGATCGGCGAAGAGGACTGGGCCGGCAACGGCTACCACAAGTACCTAGCGGTGGAGTACATCGCGTGATCGACGACCTCAACTACAACGTCCGCAAGCTGGTCCGCACCGTGATGGCGATGCCGGCCAACAGCGTGCGCCCGGCGAAGCAGAGCGCGCCGGCGGGCGGCCAGGTCGACGAGATGGCGACCGTCGACATCATCAGCGACGAGCCTCTCGGCACGCCAGCGGTGAGCTACGAGACCGTGGGCACCGTGCCGACCGACGTCACCACGCAGCGGGTGGACAACGTGCACAGGTTCGTCGCGTCGGTGAACTTCTACCGCCGCCCGCCGACGTCCAGCTACCTGCGCGGGTTCACGATCAGCGACGACCCAGACGACTACCTCACGATCGAGGACGGCGGGTTCGACATCTCGATCGACGGCACCAACCGCCAGATCTCGTTGCTGGATTTCAGCGGCGCCACCACCATGGCCGGCATCGCGGCCATCATCCAGACGCGGCTGCAAGCGGCCCTGGCTGCGACGAAGTGCGCCTGGGACCCCGACAACGTCAGGTTTGTGGTGACCAGCCCGACGACCACGCAGACGTCGGCGGTTGGTGGGGCCGTGCCACCGACGGCTGTTACGCTGCCTCCCACGGTTGACGTATCGGCCGTGCTCGGTCTGACGGTCGCCGGCGGTGCCCTGCCGGTCAACAACCGGGCCGGCATCGCTCGCTACGGGAACGCCGCCGTCGACCGCGCATCGCGCCTGCCGCAGAAGCTGTGGATGGAGTCGGCCCGCTCGCTGATGCATGCGTTGGGGCTGGCGTTCGTGAGCGCGTCTCCTGTCCGCAACCTGACCGCGTTCGAAGACGGCGCCTGGGAATCGCGCGGCCAGGTCGACCTGACGTTCACGGCCGTGAACCGCGAGAGCGAGACCGTGGAGACCATCCTGACCGTTCCGATCACCATCAACCACCAGGCGCCCGGCGGCGCCGAAACAACCCGCACGTTCGAGGTGACTCAATGAGCCTTTCTCTCGACACCGTCGTCGACGTCACGATCAACATCTCGCCGCAGTCGCCGGCCGCGCAGGGCTTCGGCAAGGCGCTGCTTCTCGGCCAGGCCACCGTGCTGGGTCTCTACCAGCGGGTGAAGGAGTACGCCTCGATCACCGAGGTCGGCGTCGACTTCATCACGAGCACCGAGGAGTACAAGGGTGCCGCGATCTGGTTCAGCCAGAAGAAGAAGCCGAAGACGATCAAGATCGGGCGGCGGTTCCTGGCCGCGCAGGCCGGCCAGCTTCGCGGCGGCACAGGCGCTACGCAGACCATCGCGACCTACACCGCGATCACCGACGGGATCTTCGACATCACGATCAACGGCACGAACCGAGTCATCGACGCCGTCAACTTCACGGGCGACACGACCATGGCGGACGTCGCAGCCACCATCCAGACCGCGCTGCAGGTCGCGCTGGCGTCAACGCTCTGCACCTGGGACGGGACACGGTTCATCATCACGAGCCCGACCACCGGCATCGCGTCGATCGTTCTGTTCGCGGTAGCTGGCACGGGGACCGGCGTCGAGCTTTCGACCATGCTCAAGCTGACGGTCGACGACGACGCGCGCAGCGTGAACGGGATCGCGATCGAAGATCAGACGGCCGCCCTCAATGCCTCGGCGATCTTCGACCCCGACTTCTACGGGATCACGAACACCAAGGCCGCCTCTGTCCAGGACGAGAAGGACACGGCCGCCTGGGCGCAGAGTGTGAAGAAGGTCCACTTCTACACGACCAACAACATCGATACGTACGACAGCGCTGTGACGACCGACCTGTTCTACTTCCTGAAGAACCTCGGCTACGACTACGCCTTCGGGCAGTTCAGCTCCGCGAGCCCCTACGCCGCGGTGTCGTCGATGGCGAAGGGCCTGACGGTCAACCTGGATCTGCCGAACAGCGCCATCACGCTGAACCTCAAGACGCTGCCGGGAGTGTCGGTCGACGACCTGACCTCGACGCAGGTGACGAACATCAAGGCCAAGAACGGGAACGTATACGTCAACATCGGCAGCTCGCCGGCGCTGACCGAGGGTCGCATGGCCAACGGGCGCTTCTTCGACGAGGTCATGGGCCTCGACTGGCTCGAGGCGCGCCTGAAGGAAGCGGTGTTCGGCCTGCTCTACGGCACGCCGACCAAGATTCCGCAGACCGACGCCGGCATGGTGAAGGTCGTGCAGGCGTGCACGGGCGTCGGCAAGAAGGCCAAGGCCAACGGGCTGGCGGGCGCCGGCACCTGGAACGGCGACGATATCGGCGAGCTCAAGAACGGGGACACGCTCGAAGACGGCTTCTACGTTCACGCCGAGCCGATCTCGTCGCTCTCCACGGCCGACAAGGAGAACCGCCTCGCGTCGCCCATCACGATGTGCATCGTCGGCGCGGGCGCGCTGCACGGCGCGAACATCACCGTCAACTTCCAGCGCTAGGAGATCTCACATGAAAGCGTATTCGATGCTCGATGTCACGGTGGTGATCAGCGCACCGCCCGTGATTCCTGCGCACGAGGTGACCCACTACGCCGACGGAGACGACGCCATCATGATCACCCGTCGCGAGGACGGCATCACGGACAAGGTCGGCGCCGATGGCCGCATGGCGATCGCCCGGAGCGCGAACAAGTCGGGCGAGATCACGCTCAAGCTGATGCAGACCAGCCCGACCAACCACGTCCTGACGGAGATCCACACCCTGCAGCAGCAGAAGGGCGGGGCCTTCATCCCGATCCAGGTGCTGTTTCAGGACACCAACCGCCAGGACCGCGCGGCCGCGGTGGCGGGCTACATCAAGAAGCTGCCCGATGTCCAGCGTGGGGCCGGCGTCAACACCCAGGAATGGGTGATCGTGTCCGAGAGCCTCGACGTTCGGCTCGGGGACCCGACCTTCGTCGGCCTGCCGTCGGCCGGGGCTGAGGCCCTGTAGTCGTGAGCGCACCGATCCAGACGATCGGTGGCCGCCGCTTCTCGTTCGGGAAGATGTCGGCCACCAACGCCGTGCGCGTGCACGTGGCGTTGCTGCGCGTGCTGGGCGAGCCGCTGACGAAGCTGCTCGCTATCGGGGCCAAGGGGAAGAAACAGGCGCAGTTCCTGTCGGACGCGCATGGCGCGGCTGGAACCGAGCCGCCCGCGCTGCCGGACGCACCAGTTGCGGGCGAGGCGGTGGCGGGCGATGTCCCTGCGGCGGCCGATGGTGCGACGGCACCGGACGCGACCGTGAACGTGATGGGCATCGAGTTCGACGAAGCCGACATCGGGATCGTGTCAGGGGCCGTCGGTCTCTTGGCGCAGAAGATGGACCCCGACGAGTTCATCGCGACGCTCGCCCTGGTTCTTGGATCGGTCAACTGCGAGGGCAGAAAGATCGCAGACATGGACGTGACGTTCGGCGATGGAAAGGTGGACGAGATGTACATCGTCTTCGGCCATGCCATGAAGGTGAACTTCTCCGGTTTTTTTCACGGGCGCCTATCCGCTTTCGTGCAACTCCTTCGAAAGCAGCATCTGCATTAGAGGCGATCGAGTCCGCCAACATCAACTGGTACATCATGCGGCCCGTCGCGAGAGATAAGTGCCGCCTCCATGAACTGAAGGACGGCACCTACACGATCGACGACCTCGCCGACTTTCACGAGATGCTCGACGAGATCGACGAGATGGATCGCCGAGCCGAGAAGGCCGCGAAGGAGGACAAGTAACCATGGCTATCGGCGCGTCCGGGGTGATCGATCAGTTCTTCGTAGCGCTCGGGTACAAAATCGACCCGGCCGGCGCGCGGCAGGTCAAGCAGAACGTCGAGGAGGCGAAGTCGCAACTTCTCTCGATCGGCACCGCGCTGAAGGTGTTCGCCACCGGGATGGCGATCAAAGGGATCGCCAGCATTGGCGACTCATTCGAGAAGAACACGATCGCGATTGCCGGCTTCCTGTCGGCGCTCGGTCTGTCCAGCGACTTCAACGCCGGCCTGAAGGACTCCGAGGCCATCCTCGAGAAGATCATCCAGGACGCGGCCAAGCTGCCAGGCACCGCAGAGGACTACATCGAGGTTTTCCGGGCCGGACTGCCTGTGCTCAAGGCGTCGATGCCGGGCGCGAACGTTACCGACATCGCCGCGTTCTCGAACCAGATCGCCGCGATCGGGAATGTTCTGGCGATCGATGCGCCGCAGATCGGCCGCGACCTCGCACTGATGCTGGGACCGATCGGGCGCGCAAGCGGACAGGCGCGCACGTTTCAGGGCCTGTTGACCTTCATGAAGCAACTGCCCGGCCAGGCGAACCTGACGGCCGAGTCGTTCAACAAGATGACGCAACCGGAGCGCTTCAAGCTGCTGCAGCGGACGCTCATGAATCCGGGCCTTGTCGCGATGATCGAGAAGATGTCGAGCAGCTTCGACGCCATGTTCGGCGCCGCGACGTCGATGGTGAAGATGCTCGTGCGACTAGGGACCAAGGGACTGTTTGAGGGGATGAAGAAGGGCCTAGACGAATTGCGGTCCCTCTTCGTCGACGACAAGAACGAGCTGACGGAGTTCGGTAAGAGCTTCGTCGCCGGCGCGAAGACCGTCAGCCAGTGGATCCTGCAGATCGTCACGGCGGGCGCCGGGATCGTGAAGTGGCTGGCCACGTCGGCTATCGGTTCGAGGCTGCTCAAGGTGGCCATGATCGGCCTCGGCCTCGCGCTCTCCGCCCTGGCCCTGCAGCAGACGGTCGCGCTGTTCGCCAAGCTGTCGAAGCTGCTGCTCAACCCGAAGCTGATGCTCATCGGGGCGCTGGCGGTCCTGATCGCGCTGGTCGCCATCCT